GCAACACGTTCTACGATGCTTTCAACGAATTGAGGAGACGTGACGTTCCGATCGCAGCAAAAGACGCTCGAGGAAGAATGATGATTCTGAGGAGTCGCTTGTCGGATGCGGAGAACAAACACATCGACGCGATGATTGAAGTATACGGATCGACGCTTGACTAGATTCATTGGAAGCGCGTCACATCGAACACGTGACGCGCTTTCCTTTTGACTCTCGTTTGACGCAATGCGTCAAACGTGATGCGTGTCTGGATACGTGTCCATTCTGAGCGGAAGCGTGTCGTACTATTGTATGATACAAATATCAGAAGCTTTTGCAGCTTTTGAAATATTGTAGGATGCAATTGTTGCGTCGTGTCTTGCGAGCGTGACGTGTCTTGTATAGTCTAGTGATTTAGTAGACATTGTGACGTGTTTGCGTCACGTTTGACGTGTCTTGCGAGCGTGACGTGTTTGTGTCTTGACAAGTGTAAAATAGAACACGTGACGCGTGTTATACAATTGATGTCTGTCGCGAGTATGACATGAAAAACGTACGTGTGACGCGTATTTAACGTTGACGTGTTATGAATGTCTGATAATGAATGTTATGTCAACACGTGTTTTGAAATGCTCTAAGTGTTTGAAAACGTTAGAGTATTTGGAAAGCGACCCCTCTTTAAAACACGTGACACGTGTCCTATCCAGGAGAGCCGAGACTCGATCACAATTTTTTTTGTCGCAAATAGCCGCGCTGCGACCCGTATATTTTCGCAAGGAGAAACTCCTCATTTCCCAATCGGAAATGGTAAAAATGCATTTTTCGCTTGACATCTCGAATGTCGGCTAGTATCGTATCAGCAACATCCACTCACTAACCTAATAGCACAGAGATATCGTATCAGAAGGAGGCACAGAAACCACTATGGCTATCCACGACGATGCAGCACTCGCGAGTTATGCAGACAACAAGCACATCTACAGATTCGGTGACCTCAAGATAGACAAAGGAAAAATGGATGAGGATACCCTCTTCTATGCGTGGGACGCAGTGAACCAGTGCGAAGGAGAGTCCTGTCCTATTCATGATGAGTGTCCGTATGCGAAGAAAGGAAGATGTGGAATACAAGCGAACTTCCTGCGGAGTCTGTCTGTGATGCTCTATCGGAATCTGTATGAGGAGATCACGGAGATCAAGTTGTACCGTTTTGGGCTGTCCCTGATGCCTCTGTACAAGATATTGTCGAAGTTGTATATAAAGGAGCACTCTGTACGGGAGCCCATCTACCTGGATGACAAAGGAGTGCGTCGTTCGAATCCTATCTATAAGGAGATCCGAGATACATTGTGGGCTATTGATCGCGAATGGAGACGCTTAGGCTTCTCTGACGGACAGCCTGACACTGTGGAAGATCCTTTCTCGGAAGGAGATCCGTATATACATGAGGAGGAGAAGTCTTCGAAAGTGAGGAAGATCCGTCGTCGAGGAAAGAAGTGAAACGTAGCTCTGTGAATCCGTACAATGCTCGTGCTGTTGCTCGTCGTCGTAGAGCGTCTGAAGGATTGAGGACTGTTCCTCCTGAGAAGAGTCCTCCTCGTCTTCGTAGGAAGTGTCGGAACTGTTCTGTTAGGATCGAGGACTATGATGGATCAAGTTCCAAATAGCGTGATTCTGTGCATGTTCCTGTTGATTATTGTCGGAATGCTGCTCGTCTACTTCGGGGAGAAAAACGGAAGATGAGAGAACGTCGTGTCAGTAGACGCACATCGTCTTTGAAAGTGGATTTCTCGCAGTATCGTGACGGAGCGGAAGGATTCATCCGATTCTGTGAGGAGTGCGTGAGTGTTCCGATATATGAGCCAGGAGATGATATTGCGTCTTGGAGCCCACTCGGTCGGTTGTCGGACATCCTCAATCCGCAGACACAGAAATCGTATCGTGAGATGTGGAACGAGCAGAAGCGTATTGCTCGTGAAGCTCTCCAGATGAAGGACGGACGCTTCAAGTACAGATTGATCGTCCTGTGTTGGATGCGTGGAGAAGGAAAGTCCTTGCTCGCGTGTCTGATTCAGATATGGAAGTTTTACTGTTGGCCAAAACAACAGATCATGCTAGGAGCGAATTCGAAGGATCAAGTGAAGTTCGTGCATTATGATATTATGCGCGACATTATCTACAATAGTCCGAAATTGTTAGCTGCTGTAGGAAAGAAGAACATTCAGGAGAAAGAGATCCGTCTGAAGGACAGCAGAGGAAAAGTCAACTCGCTCATTCGATCTATCAGTTCTTTTAGCGGAATCGTCTCCAATATTACAGGATTCACGTTCTCCGAGATCTTCGACATGAAGAATCCGAAGTTCTACGTCCAACTTTTCGGCTCCACCAGAAACATGCCAAACGCTCTTGGAGTGATCGACTCCACTGTCTCCGACAAGAAGCACGTGTTGTACCAACTCTATACGAATGTGATGGACAAGAAGACTGAGGAGATCTACTTCTCGTACAGATACTCCTTGCTCGGAAAGCAGGAAGACTACTGGAATCCGAACATGACGGACACACAGTTGAACGATTATCGTGTCACTTTTCCGTTCGGTGAATTTGAGCGATACTTCCTCAACCTATGGTCCGCAGGCTCCGTCCGCGTCTTCACGGAGGAGATGATCGAGGAGATCGGAATACTCGGAGTGGATGGAGGAGTGATGAATCACTCCGCTATCGTCGAAGCTCTGGACGAGAAGACGAAGTACGCGAACGAGAGAGCAGATCTGATACAGAAAGGATTCGCGGACTCTGTGATCGAGAAGGATGGATCAATTGCGGACGTGGAGAAACGCTTCCGTCTGATCGAGGATGTTTTCGCTATCGGAGACGAGTATGTCGGCTCACGTATTCCTCCAGTGAGTGTGATCGAACGTCTTGAGGATCTGTTCGACACAGACTTTGCTGTGCTCGGAGGAGCGGACATGGCTGATCCTATGGCAGTCCGCTCCAACGCTCGAACGATCTTCACTGTCACTCTGAAAGGATTGAAAGGAAGCAGAAGTAATCCTTACTTGTTTCATGAGGAGAATGGAAATCCAGAGTATTTGTACATCCTGCTGTTTGCTGCTCATGTAGCGGATAACTCGCTCGATGCAATGAAACAGATCATGGATGCAGTGAACGAGGAATATGATATGATGGACGCTCTCTGCGGAGAACGTTGGGGCATGTGGGACTTGACTCAATGGTCCGAAGAACGCTACATCCAGTTCGAAGCGATCTATCCAACATATGACAGACAGCGTGAAGCGTTCAAGGAACTCTTCACTGTCGTTGCGAAAGGACGCTTCAAAGCTCCTCCTATTCCAATTCCCGGCTCCAAAGAACACGACATCTTCCGAGAGGAAGCGTCGATCTTCGATCACGACACGGAAAAGCGATGGTTCGGCTCTCCTGAAAAAGAAGAGAAATATGGAATACAGGATGACTTCATATACTCTCTTGCATGGAGCATATACGGAGGACGTTTACTTGGAGCGGACAAGTTCCGTCCGCGCAGAACTAGACAGTCCTTCGGACTCATGATGAAAGATCCAGATCTTGTTGGAAACTACTAGAATTTTTTTCTTGACAAGCTTTCCGATCTTCAGTAGTATGTGAGCCACTTTCATGATGTCCTCCTTTCTGTCTTGTGTGTTGTGTGTGTGGGTGGTGGAGTCGTAAGCGGGCAGCTCCCGGTCGCCAATGATCCTCCGGGAAAAGATCACATTGTTTTCGGGCAATGTGATCTTTTTTTTATTTTTTTCCTTGACATGGATAAATAAGCGTGCTACCGTTTGAAGGCACCGTGTGTTAGATCGCTCTCAATAGTTTCCCCGGACATAGGTGCCCTCATGTTATGACGAAAGAAGAAGTAGAAAAGTATTTGATGGAGATGCCGGACGAAGTTCTTACACACATGCAGTTCTCCGTTCCGTGGCAATACGATGTAGCAGAGGGTACGTACCCGGACCCTGATGGATTCATCTCCGCTCCTTCCTGGTCCAAAGAGGATCAAAAAACTACCCGCGACAAGCTTCAGAAAGAGTGCTGGAACAAGTTCAATCGAAATCCTCAGATCAATACAGCGACTCGTGGACTCGTCGGTCGCTTGACTGGTTGGGGCTTCGAGACATCCTCCGAGATCACGGAGATTGACGAACTGATCGAAGAGATCGAACTTGATCCACGCAATCGTCTGTATAACTTTTGGCCAAAATATGTAGGACGCTCCATGATCGAAGGAGAGTTGTTTTTGCTCCTGACGTGCCATTTCAAGGATGCGTTCATTGAAGTCGATTATATTGATCCAGTGCTTATAAATGACGGAGGAGATGACAATTCTGGAATCATTTTCCATCCAAATAAGACTTTGATGCCACTTTTGTACATCCTCAATGACGGAGAAGGCGAGAAAATGCAAATTCCAAGCATTTTCTGCGCTTATTATCCAGAATTGATCGAAATTGCGGCAAAAAACAAGGATTTTTCGCGAAAATTGCTTAAAAATTCGTATTCTGGGCGAAAAATCTTCAAACCGTTCAATGGATACTTTCGCTTCATCGTAGCGTGGGATCGCGGATTCATGACAAAAAGAGCGATCTCTTACATGCGAACGACGTTGGAATGGCTCAACCATTACGAAAACCTGAAAAAATACGAGATTGATCACAAGAAATCGAGTGGAGCCTACTTGTGGGTCTTCTCCTTTGAGGAGCCTCGGGCGTTCAAAGCCTGGCTAGCACTGTCCGACGAAGATCGAAGGAAGACAGGAATTGGAGCAAAGAAGACTCCTGGCGGATCTCTCGTGCTTCCTCCTGGTGTAACTGTGTCTGTTCAGAATCCAAATCTGACGCGGATCTCGGAAGAGGACACGGATATTCTCGATATGATCGCGAGTGGGCTAAATGAGCCCGAGGACATACTGATGAACCGCTCTAGAGGCACTTACGCATCCATGAAAGCGTCGAGAGGTCCGTACAATGACCGCACGTCGGATGACATGGCATACTTTGAACGATTTCTCCAGTTCGATTTCTGGGACGCAATCTTCTTCCTACGCTCAAAGATGGATTCGGAGTTTCGTTATATACACAAAGTCAAGGAAGCAGTGAAGTTTGGGGAGGACGGGGAGCCCGTTTTCAGGAACCGGAAGCGCAAAGCATCTCAGCTTATCGACGTTACGTTTCCGACTTCCGAGAGTTTGGATTATGAGTCTCGCGCTCGTGGACTCATGGGTGTCAAGCACGGTCCAATCACAGACTCTCTCGGAATTCCATACAGCGAAGCAGCAAAACGAATGGGCTTCGGAAGCTACGGACGACAGCGACTTCGATTTGCTACTGAGAAAGAGAAATATCCTGAATTGATCTACAGTGTCGATGCTGAATCTTTGCAGGAGTCAGTGGAGGCGGAGCCTTCCGTAGCGAAACGGAAAGCGTCTGCTACTGAAACTTCGAAGAAAGAAGGAGAGAAGAAGTAAGATGCCCTGGACAGTTGGAGATGTGGACAAACACAAGAAAGGACTGTCTCCTTCTCAGAAGTCCAAATGGGTCAGCATCGCAAATGCTGCTCTCAAGCGTTGTCAGTCCAAAGGAGGCTCCGGCTGTGATGCGTCGGCTATAAGGATAGCAAATGCTTCGTTTGAATTGGACATAGACGAGATATGGTACGAGGAGCCTCCTACGGAGTTTGCTCCGAAAGCAGGAGAACCGCTTGCGAACTATCATTCTTGCAGACTGAAGAGTCCGAACTATGACTCCTATGCCTACAAGAAGTGTGCTGGTAAATCCAGTGGCAAGTGCATTGACCACGTTTATGGT